TACCGCCGGGCTCAGGGCCAGGAGCAGCAGTGATCGGGTGAGCTTCACGAGCAGCCTTAGCGATCTGACGGAAGATCTTCTTGTCGTAAGCCTCAGCCAGAGCGTGGCCGATCTTAGCGGCGATCTCAGAACGCAGGCTGTAGTGAGCCAGGGTCTCATCGAGATCGTACACAAAGGCAGAACTTACGAGAAGGTCGTCACAGACGATGGTCTTCTCAGCCACCGGAGGATCACCAGAACCGAGGATCGGAGTACCGGGTTCATGGTACGAAGCCTCCATACGGCCCGTGAAGATGAACTGCATTGCCTTACCATTCTTCAGGGTACGGCTCTGCACAGTGCCTTTGGCGATAGTGGCGCTTTCATACGCCTTGAACATTTCGCCAGAAAACAGCTTCAGATAAGTTGCATACTTGGTATCGTAAGCAGTACCAAGAGCAAGGGGAGTGGCCGACGTATTATTTACGCGACCAATAGAAGTTACGGTAGTGTTAGCCACAATAGTAAAGAGAGAAGTTTGTGTTCGTTCTCTCTAAGCGCTTAGAGAATCACATGAGTAACCATGTGTTCATTAAAGTTTGTTGTCGTGTCGTCTCTCCGACTGTCATGACTAAAGGTTGTCTTCCGTAGAAGGCCAATAGTCAATAAGAGCAGGGTCCGACTCTGAGGTGCCCTGCTCCAACCACATTGCTGTGGATTTCAGCCCGATTAGTAATTTGCGGGAACTATTTCTTAGCAGTCTTTGCTGCTTTCTTAAATTGTGCCGCAGTCGGCGCACCACTCGATCCAGGCTTTCTCATCTTCTCACCAGAACCATTCTTGATGCGAAGACGTTTAGCGTGGATGTTGGCGTAGAGACCGGGTTTCATCAGCAGCCTTTCTTGCCGCCGCCACCTTTACCGCCTTTACCTTTCATGATCAGGCAGGCCAGGCAGCACCACCGGCTTGAACCTTCGTACCTTTCGGGCTTAGTTCAGTCAGTGTTTGAGCAGTCTCGCCGTAGGCACTAATGAATGCCCGGCTATCAGCAGTAGGAGTTACATACTGCACAGTCACCGAAGATACCTTCGGATCAAAGGGATGAGCTGTTGCCATGTCAGTTAATTCGTTGAATGGTGACTTGACCAACACCCGCACTTCTCAATCCAATCACCTCAGCAGCAGCACGGCTAAGGTCAATGTCCCGACCATGAACAAAAGGTCCACGATCATTGATACGGACATTAACGCAGCGTTTATTTGAGGTATTGCATACCCGTACTTTGCTTCCAAATGGAAGGGTACGGTGTGCTGCAGTCATGGAATGCATGTTGTAGATCTCACCAGAAGCGGTGCGATTACCGTGATACGGATAGCCATACCACGATGCAAGAGAAGCGAGAGTGAGTGTCAGAGTAAGCATGAGTTCGTTGCAAAGGACTTGTATATTGCTTACTCTTCCAACATCATTTAGAAGTTGAGATCGGACATCTCAAGCTTGGCGGCTACATCTGCACGGTACGCAGGATCATTGTCGTAGCGAGGATCACTCATGGCACGCACAAGTTCAGCTTGACTGCGGAACCCTTGAACCTGAGATGGTGCTTTACCAGTCAGCATCTGGCCGTCATAACCTTGAGCTTCTTGGAACCTAAAGGCAAGAGCATTCACAGCGAAGTAACAGGCAAGAGGATCACCCCTCTCCATTACTGCGTCGTACATGTTGATCTCTTGCTCAGACAGGGATTCCTGTGCCCAAGCCATCATCTGACCATACTGCTGTTCACCGCCGACAATTCCTTGCAAGTTGCTGACATCTTCAGCACTGATGGTTTCAACAGCACCACCTTCCTCAACCTGTGAGCGATACTCCAGGTACATCTGAGCAAGGTCAGTAGGATCCATGTTCTGCAGAGCCTCAAGGGTCTCTGGTGAATACTCATCCTGTGCTTCTTGCCATAGACGCTCAAGGAAGTCGACATCAACTTCTTCGTCTTGAACTTCTTCTTCTTGTGAAGGTTCTTCTTCAGCAGTGTCAGCTTCGCGGTTGCCAAGCTTGCGTTGCAGCTCAATGTAGGCTTGTTCAAGATCCTCAGCATCTTTGAACTTACCAGCAAGCAGTTGTTGCTGTTGTTCCTCAAGAGCTTCACCCACTTGAAGTGAGTCAAGTTCTTCTGCAGAGAATTCACCGTCTTGAGCTTCAGTCGGATCGTACGTCAGTGTAGCCATTAGTTGTGATTACTTTGAGATTACCAAGACCAACTCGTTCAACACGATTGGGAACACCGATGGTCGGTTTGCCGATCTTGGTGCGTGGTGCGTATTTGTTGCCGGACTCATCAAAGAGTTCACGATCCTCAGCCGATAGGGGCTGGGGCACCGGCTTGTTCTTCTGGCGCTGGGGCCGCGAGGGGATTGCCTTGTCCATTGATCATCTCCATTGCTTGTGGGTTTTTACTTGGATCCATCAGTGGAGTCTTAGCCAACTGACCAATCTGTTGAGTAAGCATCATGTCCTTCTGCATACTCATGTTCTCCATCTGTTCTTGCTTCATGTCAGCAACACTCTTGACGAGGTTCAACACATCGATGCCTTGAGCAGCAGCCAGACGTTTGATTACTTCATCACTGTTGATGTACTTCGCAAGAGCTTCAGGCCCCATCGTTTGTGCAATGGTCTGCAGGAACGAACCAAGACTTTCTCGATCTTGTCCTCGACCCAGTGCATTAACACCAGCAACAATAGTAGGCTTAACAATGTCCTTTGGAAGACGTGGAATCTGACCAGTCTTTTGGAAGACATTGAGCTTACGGTTTAGATACGGAACAAGGAACTCAGTCGTCAGCAAACTGAACAGTCCACCGAGTTGTTGTTCCAGTTCCATTTGAGTCATCCGTACTTCCTCAGCAGTAGTCCTTTCGGATTGCCGTACAGAAAGGATGAGGAATGCTTCAGACAACCGACGCTCTAACTGCTGCATCATTTCAAATGCAGTTCGGAAGTCAGCAGTCTTTCCAACCTGAATGACACCAATGTCATCCGGTCTTCCTTGAACGATTGCACCGTTGCCTGCTTGGGCCAGCGTGGCCGGTTTGGTGGTGCTTGAGGGTGATACTACGAAGACAACCTTAGCGGCTGCTGCAGAGCCTTCTACGAGGGCCTGAGAGAGTGCTTCAAGGGACCGTAGGTCACCGATGAATTCCTCTACTCGACCACGACCATAGACTTCACCATCAACAGTGTTGAACCGAAGAACAAGCCACGGGTTTGCTTCGATGGGTGCTTTGCCCATTGAACCCGGAATGATCTTGTCTTCGTATTCTTGATGCCAGACAAACCTGTTGTTGTCTCGGCGGATGTGAGTGTAGATGTCGGCCTCGTCATTCCGTTCTGCCTCAGTGCCTGCCACATCATTGGGCACAGCCATGGGGAGAACCTTCATGAGAAGCTTCTTTGAGATGCGTTCTTTAGTGACTATTTCAAGCACATTACCGTTGCCATCTCTTTCTACAACGTAGCGATTCAAGGGGTACAGCTTGAGCTGTTTCTCTCCCATGAAGACCAACGCATTACCTGTCACCACTAGATGCTTCAGTGCTTGGTGTACAACGACACGATCACTAGAAGCAGCAATAGATTCAAGAATGATGCGTTCGATCTTTGCAAAGGAAAGATCCAACTCTGACTTAGCTTCGGGAGGAAGCTCAGTACCCAATGCACTGTCATTTACCTGTAGCTTAAAGAAGCTGGTTTGAGGAGGCAGTAGTGCCAGCATCAACTTAGATGCCAGAGTGACTACCCCCTTTGCACCAACGCTTTGCCATGGTGTAGGTAGATGACGTGCTCCTTTGACCCACTCCTCTTCACCACGATTGAGATAAGGAAGAGTAAGATCAGCAGCTTGTCTTGCTACGTTTAGAAAGTTTGAACGGTCACTTGCTAAATAATCATACCGTGATTTGGCTGACATTAGCGTCCAGTATTAAGTGTGTTTCCGTATTGAAGTCCACGGCCAAGGAGACCAGTTCCTTTGCCGTAAATGCCAAGTTGACGAAGACGTGACTTAGCACGTCCCAATCTGTTTGCTCCAGCAGCACCAACCCCACCACCAGATAACATGCCGGAGCCAGGATCAGATGTTGAAGCAACAGTATCTGCTGCTACGGGATCTGCCACAACAGGATCCTGTACGGTTTGATTGCTATTTACCTGATTTGGTACAAAACCTTCACCACCAACAGGATTCTTAATTACTGTTTTGTCCTGTTCAGGTAGTGTGTACTGCTGACCAAAGCCTTTGACAGCAACACGTCCACCACCCCTGATCTGCGTACCACCAATCATCAACTGAGCGGGAGTAGCAGGTTGATTAAAGACCGACTGACCTTTAATCACACCACCTGCAGAACCAGGAGAGCCCATCATGGATTGAAGGGCTTTACCAATCTGACCAGTCCCATAGCCTTTACCTTGGCTGAATGGACTTACCGGATTCTTTGTGTTCTGGTTGATCAGCATGTTCGCTGCACCAGAATTCAAGCCAATCCGAGCAAGGTCGTTTGACTTCAGATTGCTGTTTACCTGATCCAACCGGCGGATCACAGTATCTGCAGATTGTCCAGTTGACTTGGTGATGTTATTTAGTTCTTGTTTGGTGATGCCACCTTCACCAGCTTGTCGAATAGCAAGCTTGACGCCTTGACCTTTTGATTCCTTCTTAGCCATTGTATTCTTCAGATAGACGATGGTTAATCCACTCGACCACTGAACGTTGGCCAGAGCGGTACATTATTAAGTTTGTCGGATCATCTGGATGTGGATTAACTGAAGGAAAGTTCTCCTCCAGTTCTTGTAAGATTGATTGAAGCTGGAGACCACTGGTCTCAAGCATACTGAGGTAGGTTGGGGTTTGCATGTTCAAAGAACGCAGGCATCCGAGCACGTTGTGTATCGATCAACCCTTCTGCTTTACCTGCATACATCAAGCTGTCACTTTGATCAAGCCAGAACTGTTTGTCC